CTGTAGCTGCTGTGACCACCCGTAGACTAGGTGCTACCACAGTGATCAGAGCGTCGTTTACACAAAACTTGAACACTCCGGTGGCAGCAGCAGCTACAGTGACATTCCAGTTTGGAGATCCGCAGTTTGCGCTGCCAGGAGAACAGGTGTTCTCATTCGTGGCAAACCCAGGTAATACCACAGAACTTAGTTTATTAGATTTGAAAGAGTTGACTACAACGGCAATTGGTGGTAGAGGTGCGTTCCCCAATGGACCTGACGTGTTGGCTATCAATGTCTATAAGGTATCGGGTACAGCAACTCCTGCTTCAATTATTCTGCGTTGGGGTGAAGCTCAGGCCTAATTGACGTTGATCGGTAGTTGGCAAGTTTCTGTTCTAGTTGAGATTTGATTTTTATCAAGTCTTGTCTTAGTTCAGAAACTTCAGAATTTATTTTACCGTTTATGAACATCTGTTCATGGCATCTATCAATGTAGATAACTGTATTCTTGAACTCTGCAAGCAGCTTGTTCAACTCATCTTGTTTTTCAGAATCCGTGATGTCTGTGATCTTTTTTTGAAAATTAGAATAATCTTCTTTGAAACGTTGACTATTTTGTATTTTTTGCATCATTTTCTAGCACCAGTATAGTATCAATTTTAGCTCTAATCAGCTGATTGTTCAGTGTGGTCTTTAACCCACCATGTAGATTTTTAGGAAGACAATCAAAGCTGGCCCAACAGATTGTCTGACTTGCATCCGTTAAAAATTCTAGATCAGTGAGACACACATATGTGCCGTATTCGAATCCTCGATCTTCGCTGAGATAGAGTTCAATGGGCAGTATCCTACCAACAGCGTACCTAGACATCAACTGTTCAGCATCTTCTAACAGTGTTGAACTTCTAGGAAATGTGGGCACAGTCCATTTTTGATCTTCAAGGATCAACAGCAGTCTACCTGTAGTTTTGGCAAGGAAAAGCAGTCCGGCACGTTGTTGCATCTTGTACTTATGCAGGATCTAGATCAAACCTCCAGTATCCTGATGCATATTCTCCCTCAAAACTCTTCATCCATTGCCCATCGCTGCCCCAACGATACTGTACTCCAGTTTTTAAATTTTGGAACATTAGACTTATACTGTCAAATTTATCATTAGTTTCTGGAATGTCTGTGTTTTCAATCTGAGTGATGTTGGCATTAGCCTTGTAGGCAACACCATCATAGATCACCATCTGATTCACAGCATAGGCTATAACAGCCGCAGTAGAAGGGCTAGGAGTAGATACTACCCATTCTGGCATGACGTTAACCCAAGCTGTGCCACTCCATTCAATGATAGAATTGGCTATAATTACAGGATCGCTACCGTTGAGATTTTTCCAACCATCTGGACCGTCGTAGTTGAATGTGGGATTGAATGGAGGAGTATCAACCTGTGTGCCCACATTCGAACTAGTGTTAACATCTTCCAGCACCAAGTATCGTGTGCCTGCCACCAATGGTTGATCCGCAGTTTCTTTGTTAGGGCGCTTGGGATTAAACTTGTAAGGATCCACTATAGCGTCTATGGTAGTGCGACCAGCTGGATATACTGAGCTTACAATTACAGTGTTTGACGGCTTGTCCTCTAGATTGATCAACAGTTGGGTAGGATCAATTTCGTTGACCACAAATGTGCCGCCTAGTTCATTGCCGTCTGCCTGTAAGAAAAATATTTTGCTAATGCCATTGATATAGCCACCATACAGCTCAATAATGGTATTCCAATTGATTGGATCACCAGTTTTTGTTGGCGGTTCAAGCCCGTTGGCCAGTAAGACTTCATTGGGCGCTACAATGGACACGTCATAATCGTTGGCTTGATTGTTGTTGCTTTTCAGTAACAGCACTCTAAAATTGCCATTTACATTTTTAGTTTCTATCGGATTTCCGCTGCCCGAGTAGATCAAATCATCTAGCGCCAGCATGTCGCCTGTTTCGCCAAACACATTGGCCACAATGTTTCTTACCACTCCCAACTTCTTTACCTTGGTAGGCGGACTGATATAGATAGGCATTTTAAATTCCATTGAGCAAATGTCTATTTCCGAATCATTGCCCTGTGGTATTGTTCTTGAACTAAAGTTCAATGTGGCTAGATCAATCACACTTAGACTGGTCCAATCGATGTAATTGTCTGTGGTTTGAATTTCTAAACTAGGGTTAAACAGAACTAGAATCTGTTCCATCAATTGTAGTTTTTGATCAGTGTTTGAAGTCCATATATCTGCTTTCATTGACAGCTTGAAAGGAGTAGGCATGAGTCTTTCCACTGTGTATCCTGCTCCCTGATAATTTTTATAGTTGATTTCACCGTCAACTGTGTCATAGGCACGTTCAGTGATGTTGAGTTTGCTGACAAAACTGGCATCGGCCAGTCTAGAAGTGTCCAACTCAAGCCCTGAAATATAACAGGCGATTCTTGGCACAGTGGACATTTTGTTTTCGCTGTTATCTTTGATAATACTGGCCACTTGCCTAGTAAGGTCGCCATACATCACAGGCACATGGCGCAGAGTGTCATCTCCAGCCTTGTACTTGAATCCAATAAAGATTCGCATGAACTGCGTGACATAGCGTCTTATCTGACCGTCATAAAAATAATCCATTACTCATCCGCCTTGGGTCTAAGAGCCTTGCTGAGGCTTTGTTTTTCTTTGATAGTTTTACCATTCAATACTGACTCTGCATTATTATTGATAAAAGTGGTTTTGTGTGTGAGTCGCACATCTTTATCGAGGAACACATCATTAGGAGATCCGTCTGCTACTACGTCTTCAGCACCCATGTTGCTCATGGTCATTCTAGTGACATCTTCCACTTTTACCCAGCGTGTGCCATTGTAGCGAAACAGACGTTTTGGTAAAAAATCAGTGCGTAGACAAAATTGACCAATGCTCGGCTGAAGAGGAAAACTGATGCCTGCTGAAAATGGTGCGCCGTTAGGAGGTATACCATCTCCGTCACCAATTATGGGACCATCATATTCCGGACTTTGATATATGGTACTGGCTGTGTTGCCAACATAAATTGGATTGTTGTTTTGATCAAACAACAGATTGCCTTCAGCATCGGTGGCCTGTGTTTGCATACTGGCCAATGATGTGGTCAACGATGCATCAACTAATTCTACTTTGCCATTGACATCTTTCTGAATCATGTAATGGCGAGTGGTATCATAGCCACTCTTGGGCGCATCACTTTCTGCTTGATTCAGTACTGCCTGAGTGATCTGCATTTCCTTCTCATAGGTGCTCATGATATCACGCAGTGATTGATCGCTGCCTTCTCCAGCTGCTCTATCTAGAATTTCTTTGAATTCTTGGCTGTCTACTAAGGGCTTGCATTTTGCACGATATAAATGCGGATACCATGTCACAGAAAATCCCTCAGCAGCCCTAGAAACTTCTTCTACCACAAAGAAACGCTTCAAGGCAAATTGAAAATCATTTAGTGCGTATTCGTCTTTGAGATGCGGAAGTTCTATAACATCGCCGGACATTATTTTTCTACCTAATTTTTCTACTGTGTCATTGATATGGAATGTGATAAAAATTGTGTCATTTTGTAGAAATAACCCAAATTGGCTGAGGTTGAAATCTATGTCCTGCAGACTGTATACTCCTCGCAATTGGTAAATGTCAGTGTCGTATTTTCGATCTCTATTTTCTAAAAATAGTAGATCCTGTATGTTGCTGACACTGTTGCCTACATAATTAGGCGTAGTAGGAGTGGTTTCTGTACTGCTTCCAGGACCAATGTACTTGTGAACCAGCACGTCGGTGCCGCCCACTTGGAACATTTCCCAGGCAGTTTTATCAATGAATTTATAATCGTTGCCTTTTTCAGGCCGATATAATGAGAGTCTTGGCATAGTAGTATATTTACCGCTACGATAAATAACAGTATGAGCCAAATTGATCAATCCAAACAAAGCGTTTACGACTACTGTAAAGCCATGCTGGGCGATGGCATGATTGATGTAGAACTAGACCCCATACACTACGAAACTGCCCTAAATCGCAGTCTAGGAGTTTTTCGCCAACGTTCAGATAATGCTGTAGAAGAAAGCTATATGTTTTTGACACTGCAACAAGATCAAAACGACTATATTCTACCCAAAGAAGTCCAACAGGTACGACAGATCTTTCGCCGAAGCATTGGATCAAGAACCGGCAACGGTTCAGGCGGCACAGTATTTGAACCGTTTAACTTGGCCTATACAAATACCTATTTGCTAAGTTCTACCAACATGGGTGGCCTATTAACCTACGAACTGTTTAGTCAGTACCAGGAACTAGTAGGTAAAATGTTTGGATCATTTATTGGTTTCAATTGGCATCCACAGAGTCGCAAACTGACCATTCTACAACGTCCCCGTGGTTTTGAAGAAGTCATGATACAGGTATATAACACCAAACCTGATTTTGCCATAATTGAAGATACTTACGCAGGCCAATGGATCAAGGACTATACCTTGGCTAACTGCAAAATGATGCTGGGACAGGCACGTGAAAAGTTTGCGCAAATAGCAGGTCCAGGTGGCGGAAGCAGTCTCAATGGAGCTGCCATGAAATCAGAAGCCACTGCCGATCTTGAACGTCTTACCAAAGAATTAGAAATGTTGGTCTCAGGCGGATCCGGTTATACATTTATCATAGGCTAATGTCTTGACCTTGTGCTGATTCTATAGTATAATTGTTTATAGGAGACAATTATGATTATTGGAATTTGCGGATTTATCGGTTCGGGCAAGGACACAGTGGCTG